TCAAACACACGTTTGTTCTCGTCTGCCGTGCCGGTCAGCGTGTCTGGAGACGCAATAACGCCCTTTTCCGCAATCTGCGCATCGGTAATTTTGTAATCTCTAATACTCACGCACTTCTCTCCTCTCCCACCTCGATATACTTAACCAGGATCTCATAAATACCAAAACCCTCGTTGAGCGCATCCGATACGAAAATAAACTGGATCATCTTCCACTTTTTCTTCTTCACGCGGAACTGGCGCACACTGTTCGCGCTCGTCTCAAACGTAAAGCGCTCAAAGTTGATATCCTCGAACGAAAGCCTGTCCGCGTAAAACTCGCGGTACAGCCGACCGCTGTCGCGTTCCGTGCGGATATACAGATCGACTTTCGAGCGCGCATAGCGCTTGAGGTGTACCGCCGAGCCTCTCTTTGGCATGGTCTTGAGCATCGCAATATTGCCCATGCTGTCGAGCTTCGACGCCCACTCCGCGTGAATCGGTTTGCCGTCATCGTTGTACGCCCGCATGAGGATCTCATTCTCGGCCGTTACCATATCGTCGTTAAATTTGCAAACCTTGCCGTCTGCGGTGCCGAAATACAGGGTCTGCTGGTCTGCGCGCAGCACCCGCGCCGGAATATTGGTCCAGTAATACCACTCGTAGCCCTGATCCTGCTTGTCCTGATTGCCGTCCGCCACATACGCGCGGCCATCTACGACAAGCACATACCACCCGCGCCAGGTGGCGGCCACCGCATCCGCAAGGCCGTTTTCCTTGGTGAGCTTCGGATTGACACGTCTCGACCGGCAGAATAACTGCCGCACCTGCATGTTGTTGTAGTAGGTCGTTGTCGGGGCATACACGCCGCGTGGACTCAGGTACAGCGGATCGTCGTTGAGGTTTGCCGCCGAGTACCGCGCGACCGCGCCGTAACCCGGCACGCCCTCCTTGAGCGGGAACGCCGCAACATCGTTGCTCACAACGCCCGCGTGGTGCCAGATCGTACCTTCCTGGCGATTATCCTTCTTGATGATAAGCAGCTCGCCCTGCGCTTTCAGATAGCACATGATCGGGAAATCGCTCGAACCCACCACAGAATAGTTAATGTCGGGGAAATATGTCGGGTCTGTCAGTCCCGAGAACCACTCCGTGTTTGCATATTTGCCGTTACCAGAAAAGAATACGCGGTCGCCCGAGCCGTCCATGCCGTAAATGGCAAAGATGGTGCAGCCGAGTATCTTCTTCCGGTCCTCAGTCGTTTTTGCAAATCGGATCTCTATGTTGGACGTGCCCGCGTTCTCCGGCGCCTTGGGTGCGGTCTTTAGTGTCACCGTGCCCTTTGCCGCATCAAAGCTCGCCACCTCGATCGTATCGCCCGTGATATGGTATTTCGCAGTGATGGTCTGCTCCTTGTCAATGCCGGTGACATCCAGCTGAAACGTCTTGCTGCTCCCGTCCCCGACAAAGCGGTTGCGTCTCCACTTGCAGAGCATGTTTACCTTCTCGTAAGCCTCACCGCCGCCCGCAGGCTTGCGCTGATAGCTCGTCAGCGGACAGTACGCCGTATCGTCCCCGACGTGCTTCGCGTCCTTGCCGTCATATACCAGATATTCCGACCCGGTTAAAATGTACAGCTTGCCGTTGAGGTAAAAGCCCTGCGAGCGTCCGCCGCTCCTCAGTCCGGTCAAAAGTGTCTGCTGGCTGTCCGGAATCGGCAGATAGGTGCTCTCGTTCAGCCGTACCTTATACAGCGTATCGCCCGCATGGACGATCATCGTGCGGCCTGTCTCGGTCGTGGCCTCATACGGAAAAATACCCGCAATCGGCTTGTCACTGCCGAGGTCAACGACTGTGCGCCAGCCCCACCGGCGTTCGGGCGCACCGCCCTCGTCCGCGATAACG